GCCTTCGCTTCCATCCAAATCTCCCATGGCGTAGCTAGAGCCACGCCTTTTGGCGTTCGGGAAATAGGTCTTCATGACAGCATCGATGTGCTGCGAGAGGTGTTTGTTTAGGTCATCAGGCGTCATACTTCTGGTCCTCCTTCACCATGCTTGGCTTCCGGGCGAGTCTATCCTTCCGATCCTTTTCTCTAGCAGCTACCGCATCGAAATAATGGGTGCGAATATACCCAGCTTCAGCCAAGGCATCCCATCCACCCGAGATGAATAGGTCGCAGTGTTCCCAGTTGGGATGTAGCATACAACCACTGTTGATGTAGCTTTCCAACACGATCGAGCGGCCACTACGACCCCTCACTTCGAGCTTCCAGTCCTCGGGACTGTCAGCGACTTTCTTTAATCGCACCACCTGACCGCACAGAAGGCGATCGGAGTGGTGGAATGTTAGGTAGGTTCCTATGTCCATATTTATTTATTGTGAAAGTATATTCCATGCAGTTGCTGCCACTGCTGGTACTTGCCCGTTTCCAATAGCTTTAAGTCTGTCCACCCTACGGGCCACCCCATGAGCCATTCTACCCACGCTGGGTTCAGTTGAAGCGTGCTTTTGCAGCAATCCTGTTTTTCCTGAGACAACTGCTGGGTCGTTTTCCCACCATAGGCCACCACGTTGGGAAGAATATCCATCCGAGTTTTGCCGTCCTTCCGGGTCAATGACCTTGGTGCATGACCGCCCTTGTAGTCCCTTGTCGCTGGAGTGGGCCACATCTTTACGAACTCCGCTGGCGTCGGAAGCCTTCCCTTTGCAAATTCCTCGCTTCTGCAAGTCATTCTTGCAGTCGGTGTCCCTATCCAAAGTTCCTGCGATAGCGGCGTGGGCCACATAGCCGGAGTGAAAACTTGTGAGGTGAGAGTGTTGTAACATCCTTCCCTCCATCGTTTCGTTGCTTTGTTTCCGTCGTGAGCCATTGGGGTACGCCAAGACCCACATCCTGTTTCTTTTATGAGGCGCGCCGACGTGCCAAGCTCCCAACACGCACCACTTTGCATCATACCCCAACTCGGACAAGTCTCCGAGGACAACGTCAAGCCCGCGACCCCGCAGTAACGGGGAGTTTTCCGCGAAGACAAACTTAGGCCGTACCTCATCAATGATTCTTGCATATTCTTTCCATAGTCCAGAACGGTTTCCTGCAATACCGGCTCCCTTTCCTGCGGAACTGATGTCTTGGCAGGGGAACCCTCCGCAAATAACATCAACTGTTCCTCGCCAGGGCTTTCCGTCAAAGGTGCAGACATCGTCCCAGATTGGGAACTTGGGCAGCACTCCGTCTCGTTGTCGTTGCAGCAAGACTTGTCTTGGGTATTCCTCAACTTCGACAGCACAGACTGTGGAATGTCCGAGAAGTTGTCCACCGAGGATGCCTCCCCCTGCTCCTGCAAAAAGATGTAACTCATTCACTTATTTTTCCTCCAATTTAGATTTGAGAGCGTGGTAGCTCTGGCAATATTGCCGATCGGTAATCATGCGATCTAGGTGGTTCTGACCATAAATAGTCACTGAAGTGGGATCGCGTTGAACAAAGGCCGCGACATCATCGCGACTAATTTTCATGTCCACATAGAGAACAGATGCTACGAGTCCCCTGACAGACGCCAATGGTTCAGTTCGATCCTTCTTTGTTAGGTCATGGTAGGTAACCCCGAAGACCTCCATAGCGGCGGTTGCCACTTTTTCCATTTCAGAGCGTGATGCTTTTTTTAGTCTATAGATCATTCTGCCAATAGTAATTATCCAATTTTTCCGACGGTACCAACCCAGGTCGGCGGTCATCCGTGATGTTCGATATCAAATCTGCATGGGTGCAAAGCACTTGCAAGGGTGAATTTGCGGTTTCGATCAGTGATCCCTGATTTCGGCGGGATCGAATGGGGAACGTGATCTTCCTCAAAAACTCCTCACGCTGTTTGATCGGGTCGAATAGCCAACCGTTTTTTAGTCTGCCCGGTAGGGGAATGCCATGTATCCTATGCATCCCAGCCCTCCTCTAATCCCTTTTCGGTGGACTCCTTGACGTGGGCGATGAGGTGTTCCTCATTCTCATCGATGGATCCGAGGCATGACTCGCGTAGTTCAGCGAGCAATGGCTTCAGGGGTTCGACGGCTGCCTCAAAGGCAGCTTGAGACATCTCGTCTGGGACATCCACATGGTTTATTGATTCCTCCAGCATGGCGATGCCAACCATTATGGCATTGCGGATGTATAGGTCGGATAGTTTGGTTTCTACGAAATTACTCATTTTATTTTTTCTCCATTCTTGTTGAGCCAAACTACTACCGCTCGGGTTAATAGGGTCATCGTTACTTTCCGGGACAAATTTAGACCCATGTTTCGTGATTGCTCATTCATCAATTCGTGGGCGTCGATCCAAGTGTGTCCACACTCATGGTATTGGACAGCCACACGGATCAGATAGTCATAGTAAAGGTCAGTTTCAAACTCGCTTATTTTATTTTTCTCCATTTTCATATTCGCTCGGGGATCATTAACACTGATGTTCGATCAGCTATCATTTAAAGCTCCTTCCCAGGGCTTCGAACAACTCATCGACCTGCTCCGGCGTTGGCTCATTTTCGAGCCGTTCCAACTCCTCCATATAGAGGCGTTCCATTTTCGACGCCGCGTCCATCTTGACACCTTGGTGATGATAGGATGGAGGGAATATTTTGAATGTTCCGCCGAAGGCGGGCTGAACGGCGGAGCCGAAAGCGTCAGACACCTCTGACGCTAAACCATTATCATTATTCTTACTGTTAGTCATATACTTATTATCTACTTTATTATGTTATTATGTTATATGTTGTACTATAGTATCATTCGCCTTGTACTATAGTACCAAGCGCGTACCTTTTTGATAGGCGCATCTTCCGTGTGTGGTTGCGTCCCATCTTCTGGATGACGCCCCGCTTAACCAGTCGCCCAATCAAAACTTGGACGTAATGATCGGAGATCCCGATGTCCTCAGCAATACGCTGATTGGAAGCAAAACAGCCATCAGGCCACCCGCCGATATACCCGGCGAGTAGTGCTTCGGCTGGACCGAGGGTTCCGTTTAGGAGTGGACTTGGAATCCAAACACCTCGCATTCGATCCGGTCCTCCTGTTCCTTAATCCAATCTGAATCGAGGGTGTCGAAGTGAACCTCGAACATCTCCTCCTTCGACTGGGTATGTTTGGTGACTTGCCAGACGCTTTCAATCTCGACGTAGTCCATCCCGTTGCTATAGAAGTCCTTGATGTACTCAAACTCCCACTTGCGTCCTAAACCATCTGTATATTTGTTAGTCATCCCCACCACACTAAGCACACTCCCCTATCTGTCAAACACCTACCTCCATTTTGTTATTTTACAGTAAAGCAGTGATGTCTAGGCACACTCCCCTAGTGGCCACGCCGGATGCTTAGTAGGCAAAAATTGCCTACCGGCAAAAAGTTCCGATGGGTAAAAAATGCCTATCGGCAGAAATTTCCATGGGCAAAATTTGCCTACAAAAAAAGACGAATAATCTCGGAAGCCGGGCCGAATGTGTCATGATTTTGGACGATGATTAACACAACACCAACCGCCACGGCGGAATACAGAACCAGCGAGTTGCGATTTCGTAACCGCTCCAATCCCCGGTACCGACTCGATCGGAACCGCCCGGTAAAAGTGTACCGGAACCTATCAAGCAAGTGCTTTTCCATAATGCAGGATGGAATCGTGAAAGCCCACTCCAACGCTGTCTGTCTTAAAGATGTTGATTGGAAAGTCAGCCAAAAGGGCCGCAACCGGGTTATCCGCGACGGCAAGAAAAACGTTCACGCCTTTTCAATCGGGTTGCTTCGCGACTCGGTCCGCTTGGCCAAGGCCGAGCAGGTGTGGTACAACCCCTATCTAGATATCCACTTCCAGGTAGTGCGAAACGGCGCCGCCGTCCTAGTCCGCCAGTCCGCCGCCGCCGTTATGGATGCGACCCGCAAGTTGACCCTTGCCAGCTTTGAAAAGGAGGCCGGACGATGAAGACCATTATGGCATGGGGAAGAACCCTAGAGAAAAAATGGGAAGCAAAGAACCCCGAAACGATCGCGGCGGTAATGTCTCAAGTGACAGAAGAACGACCCGCTACCGCTTACAAAGGTCTTTGCTACGGAGTCGAAGACGACGGCACTGTTTGGCACATGGCCGCCAAAAAAGGAGAGGGGTTTGAACAATGAGGCGCCTTTCCGAAACATCAGACCGGGCCATCGCGGCCCGGCTCCGCTCGTGGCTTCGAGTTGCCACGGATCGCCAACGGGCCGAAGGTCTGGCGTGGTATCCAGCCGCCCAGGAAATAGCCGCCAATCTAGCGGCCCGAGTAGGGGTTAGCCGCCACGCAGCAGCTTCGACTATTGCCGCCCTCAGCCCAAGGAATCGCTGGCAGCGTAACGTCGAAGACGCTCAGAACCTAGCCGCCGCTTGGGCCGCTGGGGAACCACAAGAGAGTGTGACGGTATGCACGCCGCACGCCAACCGCCGCAAAGCTTGGGCCGCCCTTCACGGCGAGCCAATCAGCGACACCGCCCCGAAAACCCACGCCTTCGCCCTCAACATCAGCCGACTCGACCCAGCCCGTTGCACGATTGATGCTTGGGCTATGCGGTCAGCACTTGTCCCACCGGGCGAGCTTGCCCGACTACCCGAGCCGCCCGACTGCCAGGAGTCCCCGACTGAGTGTCAGTACCGCCGCCTTGAACGGTTGCACTTGGCCGCCGCCGAGAGTACAGGCTTGGCCGGGTTTGAGTTGCAAGCAATTGTTTGGATTGCTATCCGGGAGGCGTGGAAATGAGGCGGACACCGGAAGAACTTGAGGCCGCCGCCCTTTTGGTTGGATTCTGTCTGATCGCCGCCCCGATCCTGTTCCTGATCCTCCTCTTGCTGGGCTACTAGCCACGCCCGAACCCATCCCTTAGCCGGAAGCGAAAGCGCCACCCACGCGCGACCGCTTCCGGCTTTCCCGTATCCGCCCGCCGCAATAATAGAACTCGCTTCGCTCGTTATAGGTGCGCTTCGCTTATACCTTCCGCTTCGCGGCCTTGGTGTACCGTCTCACATTGACCACAGTGACGAGCAAAACAAAAGAGGGGGGGGGGAGTCAACTCCCGCATCACACGGATACTACTACTCATAAACTGACCTTCGAAAATTTGTTGACTTCATGGCTCCAATCAAGTACCCTGTCAAAGTGGAGGAAGACAAAGCAGCCATAAAGCACAAGTTGTTAGCATCCATTGAAGACGAACTTCGTCGAGCTGAGGCTGCTGCTCCTCCACACGTCAAGCTCTTGGAGCGGTACGATCCGCAGAAAGCTGCTCACATTCTATTCCTCCATTCTCAGGGGAAGTCCCAAACCTGCTTGGTCAAGAAGTACAAGTATGACCGGGCGACGGTGATACGCATCATCTCCACCTATGCGGACCAGTTGGGTAAATGGCGTGAACTCGGGGGTAAGCTGGCCTCCTACTCCTACCTCAACATAACTAGCCTGGAGGAAGACATGATTGAAAGTGTGCGTGATGGTATGGATAGTGGTGAGCTAAAGCCCACCTTCAAGGACATCAAGGACATCTCCATTGCTAAGGCCAACAGTAGCCGCGAAGCTATGCTAGCTCGGGGGGAGGCAACGAGTATCAGCCGTGAAGAGAAGGTGTGGACGGACGACGACTATAAAAAGCTCATGGAACAAGCTCGTAGCCAGATGGCTGATGAGGCTATACCTGCGGAGGTCGTTGATGAGCGGTAAGGGTGACAGGGACAGAACCACCGATCGGGACGCATACGATCGGGGCTGGGAGCGAATTTTCGGGGGAAACATAGATTCGACGGAAGAGGCAGTGGCCTTTCCGGACGTGGGTGCAACTCCCACTTCCTCCACCATTGATAATATGCCATTTCGGGTTCCTCCGATTAGACATGGGATAAGAAGGATCATTGAGTAATATGAACAAAAACATGCAGCTTGTTGAGAAGTCCTTGGACACCATTGTTCCGGAATGGGAAACTGTGATGGTGGCTTCCATCACTGACAATGGATTTGAATATGACATTTTTAACAAAGTGGATAGTGAACATTTCCAAGAAAACCTAGCAGTGTTATTAGCCCTTGTTGCGAAGAAGTCTCAACAAGAGTTACAGAACATTGATTGGATAGATGATTAGTTTCACAGAACATCCCTTCCTAGAAGCCCCTACAGCGGAGGAGATAGTTTGGTTATACGATCATAATCTCCCACTGCTCAAGCAGCTTCACAAAGCCCATGAGGGTCGTATAGAGGCAAGTATAAACGATCCCATCCGTTATGGGTTTGATCTGCCGGGTTGGGAACGCATCCGCGAGGGGTTGCAAAGCTATAATGAGTGTTTGGCTCTCGGGGGAAACAGGTCTGGTAAGACCACTGGTTTTGCGAAGATAGTGATGGAGGCCGTTACGGAGAGTCGGGATGGTCATGTGGTATGCTTTAGTCAGAATGAGGACACCTCCATTAAGGTGCAGCAAGCTGCGATATGGGAGATGATGCCTCGTGAGATGAAGAAGAAGACCAAAAGTATGGATGGTTACATCAACTTTTCCATGCAAAATGGCTTCACTGGTAAAAGCTTCATCTTTCCAGATACCCGAACCAGGGTAGATTTCAAGACATACACTCAGTTTAGCAACAACCAAACCATCCTTGAAGGGTTCGAATATGGGTTTCCGGATCCCGATGGCATAAATATTGGTGCTTGGTTGGATGAATATTTGGGTGACGCTACGCTAGTAAACACGTTGAGGTTTCGTTTAGCCACCCGAGATGCGGTGATGGGTGTAGGGTTTACACCTATAGATGGCTACACACCTTTCATCTCTGATTACCTCAAGAACGTCGAAACATTGGAAACTAGGGGTGCAGCCCTCATAGAGGGCCGCGAAGTCCCTGTGCGGCAGTACAGCCCCTCTAGGGATGCTTCTGTGGTATATTTGCATTCCGACGAGAACCCATTCGGGGGGTATGAGCGTATAGCGAAAGATCTGAGAGGTAGACCAGAGGAGGAAATACTTGTCCGTGCGTATGGTGTTCCGGTCAAGAGTATGACCTCTCTCCTTCCTCTCTTCAACACTGAGGTGAATGTGTTGAGTGACAAGAAGGAGAATAAGTATGGCATGACGTTTCCCGATGTGTCCAACAAGGAAAGATATACCATTTATCAGGTGGTGGACCCTGCGGGTGCCAGAAACCATGTCTCGATATGGGCTGCCGTTGATGATCGGGATAATGTATACATCTGTCGGGAGTGGCCTGATTGGGACACATATGGAGAATGGGCTGAGTTTGGGGATCCCAAGTGGAGGTATGGTCCTGCTTCCAAGAAGATAGGGTTGAGCGTCCATGGATATTGCGAGTTGTTCGATGAGGTGGAGGATGACTTGGGTGTAGAGGTATTTGAGCGAATTGGTGACTCCAGGTTCTTTGCCAAGGAGAACGAGAACAATGAAGATTTGTTTATGTCCTTCGAGGAGTATGGATTTACATTCGTTCCATCCGATGGCCGGATGGAGGAGGTGGGATTGTCCGCATTGGATGAGTGGTTTAATTACAACCCAAATGAGCTGATTGATGCGGCCAACCGCCCGAGGTGTTACATTCACGAGAGCTGCCGCAACCTTATCGACAGTCTCATCAACTACAACTCAAAGGGGAAAATGGACGAACCCCTTAAGGATTTCTTTGATGCTATACGCTATTTGCGAATGGCAAATTTCGGAGAAGGTCCTGTCCACGTAACTGCTCGCGACTTGGCCGTCACTCGTCGAGCTTCTGGAGGATATTAAATGAAAATAAGACTAAGCGAATTAGCCCGTCAGGGCCATTATGAGTGGGATGATCTATTGGCATTGGCCAAGGAAAAACTGTCCGATGATATGATAACTGGTGTGGGTAAGAACACCTGGATAAGTGAGGAAGGCCAAGATATCCTCTCGGAGGCTGTTGATGTCCCAGAAGCCACTCCAGCCCACTACAAGGGACAGGTTATCAAAGTGGCTCCAAATAAGAAGTATGTATATGCTTATATTAGGGAAAACAGCATGAAGGTTCCAGTCTTGGTACCGAAGAAATTGGCTCAAAAGCTAGTAGGCAAAATTATTTTGATAGAAGCTATACGGGATGTCAGTGGAACGTCTTACAGGTACAGAAGAACGTAAGCTGGATTCGTTGGTTCTATGTCGTAGCTGGCAGTCAGAACAAATCGATCGATTGCTTGGGTGGGAGGTCTGGAGAGCTTTCGCCACAGGAAATTGGCATGCCGTTATGGATCCCATCGATTTTTGTGATAGAATAGGCGTTAATAAAAACTACACCCAGGTAGTCGTGGAGAGAGTCTGCGAAAAAGTGAAACACATTTAACATGGAAACAGACTATTCCAAAGCCATTACATATGTTGCCAAGGAGCCGGACATAGAGGCTTTGCGTCAAGCATACCAAACCACCGACACTGAGCTTGAGTCTTATTACCACTTGTGCCGCACGTCTTACGACGATCGCCGCAACTGGTGGCCGGGGAAGAGTCGGGACTTGCGTAAGCATGGTGCTGATGCGTTTCCATGGGATGGTGCGTCTGACTTGGAAAGTCATGTTATTGATGAGCGTGTTACCCGGCTAGTATCTTTGTTTATGTCCGCCCTAAACCGAGCGAACATCCAGGCTTTCCCTGTTGAGGTGGCTGATGTGCCAAGATCTAAGGTGGTAAGCAACTTCTTGAAGTGGATGACTACGTCAGGATACATTCCACGCTTTAAGCGTGAAGCGGAGCTGGCGGCCAACTACTTCTTGGAGCGTGGTATTATGATCACCTATTGCGGGTGGTTGATGGAAGACCGCACCTTCAAACAAAAATTTGACATGCAGCGTATCGCTGCTGCTGACCCCAACCTAGCCCAAATGATATTGGATGGCACTCAAGATGATGAGGTGGTCATTCAGATGCAGGCGGTAATTAAGGTGACAAAGGAGAACGCAAGGAAGGCATTGAAAGATTTGCGTAAGTTTGGCATGGCTGAAGTGCCTACGGTGAGGCGGCAGATCAATGCACCTGAAGTAAAGACATTGGCTCCCGATGGTGATTTCATTTTTCCTGCATATGTCACAGACCCCCAACGTGCGCCATATTGTTTCTGGCGTACCTACTACACCGCACAAGAGTTGCAAAACAAGGTGATTACGGATGGGTGGGATGAAAATTTCGTGGAACACATCGTCTCTAACTTCTCTGGAGTGAACATAAACTCCTTGGAGAGGGAACAGGAGGGAAGGCGTAGCACATCAATAACTGACGATGCTTACGAGGCCGAGGAACTAGTAGAAATAATACACGGATACCAGAGATTGATCGATGAGGCCGACGGGTCAGAAGGGATCTATGAGACAGTGTTCCACGAATCTTTTTCGGGCGATAAGGGCTTAGGTATACCTGGGTATGCTAAGTTCGAGTTGCTCAATGGCTATGAGGACTACCCTGTGGTAGTCACACGTTTTAGCGAGGATACTAAGCGTTTATATGACACCATGAATGTTCCATCGCTTCTGCGGGGAATACAAAGCCAAGTAAAGGTAGAACGCGACAGTCGCATAGACAGCAACAGCCTGTCCACCCTTCCTGCCGTTACGCACCCGAAGGGACGTAAACCCGAAGAGATAGGTCCAGGAAGATTTATTCCGGAGGTGAGAGCTGGTGAGATAAGGTTTATGCAAGGACCGGGTTTCAACCCCGGATCGGTTGAGATGGAGAACAATCTCCAAGAGCAGGCCGATCGCATGGTGGGGTTGGATGAACAATCTCCCCTATCTGGAGTGAGGCGTCAATTTCTGGTAGATAAATATTTGCAGCACATGGCCGAGGTAATCGCGTTGTGCTACCGAAACTTCCAGAGGTTTGGACAAGATAATATATTTTTTAATGTTACCGGAGTTCCAGATCCTCAAATGTTCAGTAAAGGCAACCCTGACGAAAACTTTGATATTACCATTAGTTTTGATGTTCTCAATGCCGATGGTGACAAGCAGGAAGCCAAAATGAATCAACTACTTTCCTTGGTCCAGATGGACCGGAATGGCCGTATAGATATGGACAAACTCCTATCTGCAATAGCTTCTTCTATCGATCCCGTTTTAGCGGATGGCGTGATGAGGCCAGTAGAAGCGGCACAAGACCAAATGTTAAAAGACATCACTGATGACTTATCCAAAATTTATGCAGGCATCGAAGTTCCGGCAAGGCCGAATGGCTCTCAAGCGGCTATTCAAATCATTCAACAATATACTCAGCAACCGGATGTTCAAGAGCGTTTGCAGCAAGATGAGGCTTTTGCAGCCCGTCTTCAGAAGTATGCTGGACAGTATCAGTTCGCTATGCAGCAAGCTCAAAACGCCCAAATAGGTCGTATAGGGACGCAACCAGCCCAGATGGGACAGATGCAAACTCAAGGCATGCAGAAGTAATGCCGGATAATAAAAGTACATCTCAATACGGAAAAGACCGAGAACACTTCCTGAATTTAAACAGGATGGCTAAGTCGGTTAGAAAGTATTTTGGAAAAAATCCTGTAATAGAAGCAGCCATGTATGGCAACTCGGGCGTAGAGACTGGAAACAGTTTTGCATACGACCAGAAGCAATATGGTGGTGGCGGAGGATATGGTGTTTTCCAATTTGATTTTCACAAACCTTATTACAGGGAATATCTGGAAGAGGAGGGCTTGCCGGATAACACGGATAATCAAGTGAGGTATGTTTACGAAAACATATACGGAAAAAAGCAGAATGTTCTTGGTGCAGGCAATGCCAAGAAACTCAGAGAGGCATTCCAATCTGATGATCCAGAATTTGTAAGTGATAAGTTTATGGAAATATTTCTTCGTCCAGGAAAACCTCACCGCGATCGGCGTGTAGATCTTTCCAAGAAATACCATAAACAACTAGTAAAAGCATATGGCGACGAGTCCGGAGAATGATGTAGCTTTTCTTTCGAAGTACGAGCAGTTTGCTCGCTTCATTAACATCATCAAACAACGCCGGGAATCTTCAATAGCCCGCCTACGCGGATCCTCTCCCGATGAGGTGATGCAAATATCTGGAGAAATATCGGCATACGATGACATCCTCCAAGATTGCGACTACGAA